AAAGGATGTCGACGGCGACGTAGGTCACGAAGATCACCGCGGCGGTGACGGGGGAGAAGTCGGTCATCCAAGCCGCTCCAGCAGGCCGCGCAGCACCCGCAGCCGCGACTCTTCGTCCGCGAACGGCGACTCGCCAGCAGTCAGATACCGGATCGCCTCCCGCTCCGCTTCGGTGAGCCGCAGGCGGTTTCGCTCCTCTCGCAGCCACAGTATTTCGTCCATCGCCGTCCCACGGCCGCGCGCTATTCCCTTTGCTGCTAGCCATTCATCGTACTTGCTCATCGCCCGTCTCCTGTTCGCCAGAGAACCACCGGATGCACCAGACGGCTCGGCTTCGTTCTTCTCGTCAGTCATCGTCTCCTCCTCGCCGCTGGTGATCGCGGGCGTTCTCTCATGTAATCCCGACGATCCAGCCCGGCGAATCGTCAATCCACACATCGACGGCGATTCCGTTCCGCTTGGCGTATTCCGCCTTCGGCTCGTCATACGAAAAATGGGCCTCAACGTCGGCCGGCAGCGTATCCCGCAACTCCTTCATGTTCTCAAACGTCTTGCGCCTTGCCGTGATGCAGACCACCGTGTGGCCGAACTTGCGGGCCGCATGAATCATGGCGCACCAAAATGCAGGGTCTTCGGTGTAGGTGTCGTCAAAGTCCAGTGCTATCGTCAATCTCCGCTGCGACGAGAGAGAACCACGCGATGGAGCAGACGGCTCGCGTTGTCCTGCGGTGTGGTCAGCCATGGGTTCGCCGCTGCTCATCTTTGCCGTTCGCTGGCTACTTGGCGTCCGTTGGCGGGGCAGGAAGCTGCATCCAGTGGGTGGGCGCGCCGCCAAAGTCCCCCAGGTAAGGCTCGCCAGTTTCGTTGTCGCAGTGCTCCGAGTGCCATCGGCCTTTTCGGCAAACGTAACCAATGACAGGCCCGCAGGGGCCAGCCGTCAGCACAATCTCCAGTGATTCCGGCAGCCGCTCCGTCACCGGAATCCACTCCCCACTCATATTCGCAATCCTCCGTTTCGCGTCGTCTTTCTCATACGATACGCCAGCGAACCAGCGGATGCAGCGGACGGCTGCGCCGCCGCTGATCCTGCGTGTTATGCGTGCCCATTTGCCATGATGCGTCTTGCGTCTCGGCAAAAGTCTTCTGCTGTTGAGTGCTGATCGTTCGGCCATACTGCCCACCACGCAATGACAGCCGCCGCCTGCGCCGCCGTCTTTGCCCTATGAATGGCTCGCATTTCAGCGATGATTGCTGGCCGCCTTGGATCGCTGGGGCTGATCCTGTCACGCGGGCACAGTGCCTCATAGGTGCTGATGTATTTGCTCATGGTCGCCTGCCGTCCTGCATAACCACCGGATGCACCAGACGGCTCGGCTGTCTCGTTTGGTTCAGTCATCGTCTCCTCCTCGCCGCAGGTGATCGCGGCCGTTCTGTGGCCTAGCCCAGCCGCTCTAGCAGGCCGCGGAGGTTGGCGGCCCTCGCTGCGTAGTGGTCGGCGGCTTTCTGGTCGTCAGCCTCGCGGCAATAGCCGCTGTCTACATCGCACCAGTGCGCCATCGCCTCTACCCCCTCCCGCTCCGCGTCGGTGAGCGACAACCGGCTGGCAGCGTCAAGCCTCGCCTCTTTGTCGCACTGAATCAACGCATCCTTGAGGCTGCGGCTGTTTGGCATCCCAACGTCTGCCATGAGGCTCTTGAGCCTGTCGTCGGAAATCATCCCGAGCGACCGCCACGCCACAGAACCAGCCGATGCAACAGACCGCTCATTCGTATCGCTCATGTTGGCCGCCTCCTTTGTTCGCGGCTGTTGATCTCGCGTGTTCTCACTTCTTGGTGCGCTCAAGTTGCTCTACCCGGTCGCGAAGTTGCTGTACCTCGCCCAAATACTCAACAACAATCTCGCTGGTGCCGCTATTCTGACGAACCAGCCTCCACGCAAA